CAAGAAGGAATTATAATTATGGGAATAGAAACAATAGCATCTTTGGGAGCAGCTTATTTAGGTTCTAAAAGTAGTGGGCCTAAACAAACATCAACCTCTACAGTTGATCCAGCAACTCAAGCACGTTATGACGATTTATATAACAGAGCGCAAGGCGTAGCAGGTCAACCATTTACACCATATACAGGTGCTAGAGTAGCTGGATTTAATCCAGACCAACTAGCTGGTTTTGATGCAACAAGAAACATGTTTGGTAGATCATTATCTTTTGATCCTACAGGACAACTAAACAACTTAGCTCAAGGCCCACTTAACATACAACAATTTCAGAATCCTTATAACGAACAAGTTATTAATAACACACTTGGCGATCTTAATGATGCAAGACAGATGCAAATACAAAGCGATCAAGATGCAGCAATAGGCAGAGGTGCTTTTGGTGGCTCTCGTTCAGCATTGCTTGAATCAGAAACAAACAAAAAATTTGCAGATGTAGCAGGTAGAACTGCTGGTAACTTAAGACAGTCTGGATTTAACAACGCGGCAAACCTAGCAATGGGCGACAGAAACTTTAGAGCTGGTTTGTTTGGCAATCAGTTAGCAGATCAATACAGAGGATTAGGTTTAATGTCTGGTATTGGAAACCAGCAACAAGGACTAGGACAAGCTGGACTAGATTCAAACTATGGCGAGTTTATGAGAGGCATAAATTATGGCCCTCAACAGTTAGGCTTATTATCTGGTGCTGTATTCGGCATGACACCAGGACAAGTAGATTCATCACGAAATAAAGTAAGCGGAATGGACAGAATCGGTAATGCTATTGGTTCTTATAATGCAGTTCAAGGTCTGTTTGGTTAAAAATTATGCAAAAATTTAATTTCAATAATCCAGGCGGTCTTTTAAATATAAACCCTAATGATACAGGCTCATTAGGAATCAACATCTCACCGATTAATGAACAAAAAAAATTAGAAGATGAGCAAAGAAAGAAAGAAGAACAAAGATTAAAGTTACAAAACCTAGCCGACACTTTTAATATGATTGGTGCTAACCAGTCTGGTGATACACAAAGAATGGCTTTTCATTCAAACAGACTAGCACAAAGAAAAGCAGAGCAAGAAGCTAGGCAGAAAGAAGCACAAGCTCTAATGAAAAAGGAGCAGTTTGAAAGAGATCAAGAATTATTTATAAAACAAAATCCTGAATTAGCAGGTGCAATTAGAATGAACCAACTATTTGGTATGGATATTCCAAAGCCTGCAAAAAGAGATTCTTTTGTAGCTAAAGATGGCTATAGATATTTTGTAGATGATAATAAAAGAGTGTTTCCTGGCGTCACAGTAAAAGAAGAACAGTCACAAGAAGATATATATAAAGAAAATGCTGCTAAGATTAAAAACACCATACTAACTAAAGGTAAAAATGCTTTAACTCCAAATGAATTAGCGTTCTATGATGACTATATGAAAAACAAAGGGTACATGAATATTGAGCAAGCCATTGCTGCTCAAATGCTTGGCAATAATATTACTAATAATACTAATGATTCTATTAATTCAAATACATCTAATGAAAATATTGTTCAAGATAATAAGACTTATGTTTATTCAAGAACACAAGAAGATGGAAGTAAGGTATATGTCAATGGTGGTAAAGAATATGTATTCCAGGATTAAGAGAAATGCCACTTGTTCCTATAGAAGAATACAAACCTAAAGAAACTAAACAAAATAAGTTAGTTCCTATAGAGGAATACAAACCAAAACTTGTTCCTTTAGAGCAATCTAGCTCTCCACAAAAACTATCTGAATCAGAATTAAAAGAAAATCCAGAATGGATCAGAGCTGCTAAAAATATCTATGAGTGGAATGAAGGTAGAAATTCTGAAGAAGTTAAAAAGCTAAACTCCGACAAACAGTATGCAGACTATGCCCTAAGATACATGGGTTGGTTTAATTACAATATACCCAAAATGGGTAAAGAAGCTCTTGATCTAAAAACAAATGCAAACCAGCAACAACGAGAAGATTTCGTTACCTTGATGGATATGTATGACAATAAGAAAACCAGTGTTGCTGGTACTGGAAGATTAATAAAAGGACTTGCTGCTGATCCAACTACTTATGTAGGTATAGGAACTTTTGGAGCTGGTTTGGCTGCAAGAGAGGGAGCAAAGGCAACAGCAAAGCAAGGCATAAAAGAACTTGTTAAACAAGGCGCAAAGCAAGGAGCAAAGATAGGAGCTATAGAGGGTGCTGTTTATTCAACAGTTGATAACGCACTAAGACAATCAGCCAGGGTAATGTCTGGTCAACAAGAAGGTTTTGAGTTAGGACAATCAGCAAAGGCTGCTGGACTTGGTGCTGGATTGGGTGCTGGATTAGGTGGCACTATAGGTAGTGCTGCTTCATATTTTAAAAATAAAAACAAAGTACCAGTACAAGTAAACGAAATGGTTGGCCCAACAGATATGGTTGGCCCAAGAGTAGACGTACCTCAACCTAAATTAGAAATACCAATAGCTCCAGAGGTTGTTACACCTAAAGTAGAAACTGCTAAACCTAAAAGCACAAAGATTCCAGAAATATTAAAGACACCTAAAAAGCCAAAAGTAAGAACTGCTAAAAGTTATATTGAAGGCGGAGCAATAAGCAGAGACTTCTCAAGAATGGGTGAGCTAGAGCAAATCTTAGAAAGTGATAAAGGGATTATTACTTCTAAATATTTAGCACCAAAAAACTCAAGAGGCTTTACAGACTTTGACCAGATACAAGAAGCCATGCAAGAAGATGGATTTCTTCCAGAGTTGCAAACATTTGATGGTGAAGTGCCAGATTTTACAAACAGAATAATAGATGATTTGCAAACAGACAGGGTGCATCAAGACGATCAATTACTATTAAGCAACTGGGAAAGACAGACAGAAGAAGCAAGAACAATCAGACAAACTTTAGATGATTTTAATATAGACTATAGAGGAATGTCTGATGATGATGTGCGCCAAACCTATAGTGATGTTATCAATAACGAAATACCTCCAAGACCAATTGAACCTAAATCTTTCTATAAAGAACAAGATGCTTTAGCAGATGAGTTTGTAGCAGCAGAAGGCGGTAACATTAATAAAGTTAAAGCAGATGATGTTATTGATACTCCAGATGGCAAAGACTTTCAAACTGATACGACTACTGGTTTAAACCAAAAGGTAATTGATGTTGGTCAAGAAATTATAAAAGAACTTAACATACCAGTAAGTAAGAATGTAAGAATATCAGATCAGTTAAAAGAAGCTGTACTACTAGCAAACTCAAGTCCAAAATTCTTTAATCAGTTTGTAGATATTTTAAAAAGAAATGATCTTACTGTAGAAGAGTTGTCATCTGTATTTAAAGAAAGCATCTCTGATTCAGCTAGACGTATGCAACAGTTAAGCACAGCTAAACAATCCATGAAAAGAATGGGACAAGAGCTTGGCGAGATAGCACCAGACGAAGGCTGGTATGCAAACTTTGCAAAAGAATATACAGATATAGTAAGAGACTTAGACAACATAAGAAGAGGTTTATTGGTTAGCCAGATAGCAACAGCAATGCGTAACAACACAGCTCAAATAGGAAGAGTTGCTATGCACACGTTAATAGAATCTTTTGATGATGTTTTAAATAGAACATTTAATCCATTAAGAAAAGCATTTGGTGCGGAAACAAAAAGAGTTGATGGTGCTGAGTCATTCCGCTTGATGATGAACTTAACAAAAAACAAAAAACAATCAGCAGAATTAACTGAGTTTTTGACAAAATATTTTGTTAATGAAAGCGATAGACTTTTTACTAAGTATGCTTCAGAGGTAGCTGATTCATCAAAAGCTAAAGTATTTAAAAGCGCACAGAAGATGGTTGATGGCCTTAATACTTTAAATAGAATACAAGAGTTTTGGTATAGAAGAGGCATGTTTGCAACATCCATACAAGATGCTTTAGCGGCAAAAGGTATTGAAATTAAAGATGTTGGTATAAATGATGATCTTTTAAAATACCTTGATGCGTCTGATATAGAAAAAGCAGTTGATGATGCTTTATATTTTACTTATGCAAAGACACCAGACAACAAAGCATTAAAAGCATTTGTAGATTTAGCTAACTCCATACCTTTTATTACAACAGGCGTATTTCCCTTTGCTAGATTTATGGCTAACGCTATTGATTTTCAATTCAGACATTCACCACTTGGCTTTTTAAAATTATTATCTCCAGCAGAACATAAAAGAATAGCTGCTGGTGACACTAAAGCATTTAGCGAGGCTGTAATAGGATCAACTATTTTATTTGCAACTATTGAAGCTAAAAGAAAAGGATCAGAAGATCACAAATGGTATGAGGTGGAAACATCATCTGGAAAGACTATAGATATGCGACCATACTTTCCATTAACTCCTTACTTATTTATAGCAGATGTAGTTACCAGATTAGAAAGCGGTAGAAGTTGGGGTGATCCAAAAGATATTTTACAAGCATTAACTGGCGCACAATTTAGAGCTGGTGCAAGTTTGCAGCTAGTGCAAAACCTTTTAGACGGAATGGTTGGATTAGATACAGAAGAAAAAATAAATAGGTTTATGTCTGACTATGTTTCCAATGTTCTTGGTGGATTCTTAACTCCACTTAGAATGTTTAATGATTTTATAGACCAGGATCAGGAGTTTAGAGCGCCTGTGCCAACAGGTGAGTTCTTAGCTGATACAACTAATAGATTAAAAACAAGCATACCTATAGTAAGAAATCAATTTCCAGAATTAGAATCACCCACAAGAGAGGCTGCTCCAGGAAGACCAGATACAGTACAAATACCTTTTACAGATATTAATGTTCCAGGGCCGCTTACAAGACAGCTTACTGGTGCTACTGTAAGAGAAGAAAAGAATCCAGCAGAAAGAGAGTTTGATAGATTAGGATTTAAAAGAAGAGATATATTACCTTACTCTGGTAATGCCGTTGTAGATCAAACAAGAGCAAAATATATGGGTGAGACAGTAGAGATAATGGTAAGCACTTTAGTTCAATCTGATTTTTATAAATCTAAAAGTAATGCAGAAAAAGAATTGTTAGTAAGAAAAATCTTACAAGAAATAAGAAAGTCTGCAAATGACTACATAAAAGAAAATAAAATAAGTGAAGAGGCGTTCCAGAAAGCAGCGTTTAATAGACAGCCTAAATATATGAAAAAGTTATTAGCTGAAAAGGGTATTACTTGGAAAACATTTAATGACACGAGCAACGGAGAGAATAGGTAGGAGTGGCGAATACCTAACTTGCTCAGTGATAGCAAGGGAGACCGATACTGTAACAGTTATGCCTCATGGTGCTAACGCTGACATAATCTTTGAATGGCAAAACAAAATGTATCGCTGTCAAGTCAAGACAGTTACCCATATAGAAAAAGCTAGAAACAGTTGGCGGTTTGATTTACGAAAAGGATCACACAGCAAGTCAAGAGAGTACAAAGAAAACACCATTGATATATTCGCCTTGGTTAATCTTAAGTACCAGAATGTTTACTTCCTACCTTTTAACAATTGCAAATACCTACAATATTCTGTACATGACGAACCCATGAAAGCTGTTAATTCAATAGAGAGTTTTAGAGAGGCTATGGATGCAATAAATAGCACGGATGATAGACGGATAGGCATATCAGTCCATGACATACCTCTTGAAAAACCCCAGAAATTAGCGGTTATTTAACTGTTCGGGGAGTAGCGCAGCCTGGTAGCGCACTATGTTTTAAAGCCATCACACAATTTCACATCATTACTTTTTATTACTAAAAACCCTTGTTTTCTTTACAAGATTCAATTTATAATCTACTGAATAGGTAACAGAAATACACATCAATCCGCAGTCAAAAGACGGATAAAACACGGATGGATAAACGAGGAGCAAAGCATGGCAAGATACCAGACTGATAAACAAGTGAGCGCATTAAAGATATATAAGACAGGTTATTATCTGCATTATAGGTACAACAAGAAGACCAGAGAGATGAAGATAGCAAGTAAAGATGTCTTGATTGGTGTTGCAAGAAACAAAGCACAAAAGATACTTGGTGAAGTAGCTCAAGGCATTGATCCATTAGAAGCAAAGAAAGTAGAAGCTGATGCTTATACCTTAAACCAGGCGTTTGAGTTAAAGCTAGAAGACTTGTTCAACAATAATAAGAAGTGCGTAGAGATGAAGGATGGCAAGATAGATGGTGAGCCAAGACGTATGTGGGATAGAGATGTTAAGAATACTTTAGGTAAGATGAAACTAGAAAGCGTTGAGACTGGTGATATAACTAAGCTACATATTGCAGTAAGTAAGAGAGCTAAGTATCAAGCTAATAGAGTGGTGCAATTGATTAGTTCTGTGTTTGAGAACAGCATTAGATTGTCTTTAGTTAAGTATAACCCTGCAAAGTACGTTAAAAAGAACCCTGAGATGCAACGTGATAGGCCTTTAACAGATAAAGAGTTTGCTGAAATAAATAAGCAGATCAATATCATAGAGTCACAAACGCATGAGCGACACTTAAATTCTATCAAGTATATAAGGCTATGTATCTTGACTGGTGGTAGATGTGTTAGCGAAATTGGTAGTGCTAAGTGGTCTGATCTTGATGGTAATAAATTAGTCTTGCAAGAACATAAGACAGACTACCAAGGTAAGCCAAGAGTAATACATCTAAACAATCAAGCTATGGCAATCATTAACTCTTGCGATAGAAACAGCGAAACAATACTTGGTGTTAAATATCCGTTCCATACTTGGAACAAAATTAGAAAAGCTGCTGGATGTCCAGATGTTACGTTCCACGATCTAAGACATAACTTTGGTACTATGGCAGGTGAGCAAATGAAGATTGAAGATGTGAAGACTCTTATGGGACATAAAAGTATTAAGGCTACTGAGCGTTACCGTAAAACTAGAGAGCATATAGCCACCGAAGAAATGCAGAATGTCGGTAACTATATGCAAAAGATAATGATGTCTAATTAAAGTTCTTCGTAGTGTTTAATTAAAGCGTTTAAATACCATTGTGCTTTTTCTAAATCTTGGATGTTTGCGTCTTTGTCTTTGTGTCTGTAAAGATACTTCCAGATGTTACCTTCTAAGTAAGCTGGAAAATTTCCAGAACCAACTCTATCTTTTATCAAATCAATACATTCTATTTTTCCTTGATAGTGCATAGGTCGTTGAACTGGATCATGTTTTTCTTTTTTTAATTCTTCCAATTTATCCCACTCCTCTCTTGTAACTTTATCTATACTCATTTTTACCTCCTTATTAATGCGTAAATGTTATTGATAAATTTTATGTAAATTTTTTCTGAAGATTTAATCTGAATAATATTTCTATTATTTCTTGTCAGTTACTTGCTTTATTAAATTTACTTAGAGTAGAATAACATAATCACGAAGTAATAGGTAACAACATGGAAGAA